ACCACCTCCTCTCAATGTTGATAATTTTTGACTACCTAATAGAATTGACTTTCCAACTCCAAAAGCACCAACTTCCATCACATTCCCAGCAGCAGTACCTACATAACGACTAGCTGCATGGTTGTTATTCGTAAAGTTTTCATTTATTTTTGCGCCAGTTGAGCGGAATGTATCACCGCCTGCGCCAGTAGGTGCCGTACCTAGATTTACTGTTTGAATTGTCATTTTCTTACTCGCATAAAAAAGCCCCTAAAAAGGGGCTTTGAAGAGATTTAAAGTTAAGGGTAAAAAACTTGGGTGAATGTCGTTGAGATTTGCCAAACATCACCACCTAGACAACGGGGTTGATATTCACCTGTTTTAACTCGTACCTCACCGTCTAATGGCGAATCCCATAGAAACGACTCAGCGCCTTTATGCTGATCGAAGAATGCTTTGATTTGCATAATTTCGTATTTATTTGCTGTCCGTGAATATTGCCAAGTACCTGTTCGGTTATTGATTCCTATCGAGACATTTTGCTCATATCCATCACCAAACTTTGAAGTCAGAACATTGAAGTTCTGAGTGTTGGAGTTACCGTCCAAGTCACTTGGCCAGTCAAATTTTTGGTTGCTCATTTGAAAGCAAACCTCCTAAAAATTTTTATTTCAATGATTTAAAAAATTAAACCTCGCATTTAGCGAGGTTTTCTTATTAGGATTAATAGTTAGCGTTGATCTAATACCAATTTCAGAGACAATTGATGCAAGGCTTCAAGATCATGATCCCACATCTGACAGTCTTCAAGATGTTTTTTGATGTATAAGTAATCTTGGTTTGTATGCAAAGTAGTGGCCAAAAATGCTGAATATGGCTTATCCGATTGACAAGAAGACAATATGGTGGACATTGAATCTCTTGAATTATCAATGTCGGTAAAACTTGAGGCAGCTATTGATAATTGTCGATTCAATTCATTACAAACTAAAAATCTTGGTAAAACCACACGATCATCATCATTCAAAAACAACTTTTTAACAGTAGTCTTGCCTTTTTCATCCTTCCCATAAAGCCTAAATGACTCTTGACATAAGTGCACCTTTGGCTCGTCAATATATGGATTAACAATTGGATTGGTTATAACATCTAATGTCCATTTTTTCCGATTACAACGTCCACAAGATGGTAGTAAATTTTCCCAGTCTACAACATCATCAGGATAAGTATCCTTATCCTTAAAATGCTCGACTTGCATGTATGAATCTTCAATTTGTAATTTACATTCACAATATGCGCATTTGAAGGATGAACTGGTCAATAAAGACTCACCTATTGATTCTTGCTTCCAAACAGTCTTATTTTTATCTGCTTTAAATATATCTGTGAGCTCTTGAACTTTCTGATCACTCAAATAAGTAGGTCTGACACCTCTTTGCAACTTAATCATGGATTATTCTCCAAGACTATCAAGTTGCATTCTAAAAACAGGACGTAATGGATATTGAGGGTGAAGCATTTTGTCAAGTTCTTCATAAGCTATATGAGCAGCGTTACGGTCTTTATCTTCAAGTGCTTTATCAAAGCGCCCTTTTATTTCCTTATATTTTTGAGTCCTTAAATCAACCATGCCCATCACATCTTCAAGAATTTCCTCAACCGTCCAACCTTGGTAGCCATACTGAGACTCAGGTAATTCTCGCCTTCCAACATTGCCATCTTTACGCTCCAAAGCAACAACTTCACCTTTGAGAGCAGTTTGAACCACATGAGGACTATGAGTAGAAATAAAAAACTGAGCATTTGGAAAAGCGACTTTTAAGACCTCACATATCCGTCCTTGCCACTCAGGATGAAGATGTAATTCAATTTCATCAATTAAAATGATTCCATTATAGTCGCGTGCCGCTGTATCATCGTGTTTTAGTCGATAATCAATTTCCTTGATAATCCCTAGCAAGATGTAAATTATTGATTTAAATCCTGACGATAAATACTCAAAATATATTTCACCTGTAGGCGTGTTAACAAATAACTCATTACTGGTGTTTAATCGACTATATTTGAAGTCTGGATTAAGAAGACTAAAACTCTCTTTAGCAAATTCAAGGTTTTTTAACTGTATTTCAGATAAATGTTTTTCATGCCCACTATGCAGTATTCGATTCAGAAGCCAGTCTTTTATGTCGTCATTGTTTATACCTGTGGCATTATATCTAGCACGATGTTCAATATCAGGGTCAGCTTGAATTGAGGAAATCTTCTTGTAATCAATCCCTCTGTTTGTCTTTAAATATAAAAGGCTTTTCTTAACATTGCCATAGTTTTGATTATTTAAATAGCTGTCATATTGTTCAGGATCAAACTTATCAATTGAGATTTCATAATGATTACTGCCCAAGTTATCTGTAATAACAAGAATTTTACCTTTATCACTACCAACTTTCTTTTTAAGTGTATTTTTATCATTCTCAGAAAACCAAGATGCAATAGAGTCTAAAATATTAGTTTTCCCAACCCCATTTTCACCACAAATAATGTTCATTTGAGGGTTGAGGTTTTCCAGATTTAAGTTTGAAATCCCGCCAACATTTTCCAACCCCAAAGATGTAATCTTCATTGTCTCAAAACCACTATTGTTAAATTGGTTCATCATACATCCAATAGTAATTTTTCCAAGTTTATTTTGAACATGAGTCATAACTATTTAAGTCCTTGTTAATTTTTAAATGTTTTCACTGAAAATAAAAAAACCATGATTTTTAATCATGGTTTTTCTTCGACTAAAATATTTATTACTTACTCAACAATCCCCCTTGCCGTTGTTCCTGCCGAATCACGGCGCGAACTGCATTGCCGATCATCTGGCCGAGCTGCTTCTGATCCTGAGTATTAGCACCATTAGTATTAACACCTGAATCATTTACATACACTTGGATTGTGACAGGTTGTGCATTAGAGGATGTTACTCTCTCCAAACTCCCACCAGAGTTAATGGCATTCAACGTATCAACACCGACTCGCTTAGTCGCTGCGGCATTAAGTACATATTCTTGACCATGAACCACACCAGCAACATCACCTCGGCCCATGTTGCCTGTGTAGCCGCCTGAAGAGAAGCCTTGCGGAGTTGCAGCTTGGATGAGAGATACAAATGTACCCGATTTAATTGTCGCGATCGCTGCTGCTGCTGCTTTTTGGTACCAAGTACCTGGCTCATTTGCATAAGCATCTGAAGCAGCTTTCCACATATTCATACCAGCCTGCGCCAAAGCAAATGCTCGCTGACTTTCATAAAGAATGCGGTATGCACTTGATGACTCACCAAGCATATTTTTAAACATACCAGCTAATGCACCAGTTACATTAGCTCCATAACCCAACTGGAGATTCATTGAATCATTTTGATAAGTAGATTCAATCAATTTCAAACGCTCAAAGTGTTCTTTCATGATTTGTTCACGTTGTGCATTCAGAGCCACCATATTTGCATTTGGATCTTGTTCCTGAGTTTCAATATCAGCAAGCTGGCTATCAAATACTTTTTGAGAAGCATCATAACGGCTAAAGCGCTCCTGTTCTAAAGCGAATTGTCCACTATTACCAGTGATACTCGCCTGAATACCACCCCAGTTTTGAACAGCACTATTAACTTTATCGTGTATCTCCTTGTCTTGATTTGCCTTAGAAAAGGCTAACGATTTTTGACGTTCCTCATCACTAAGTTTGGAGTTTAAAAGAATCGCTTCACGCTCCAATCTATAGCGTTCCTGCATGGCTTGGGTTTCTGTCAGTAGAGCTTGTTTAGCCTGAAAAAGACGTTGCTCTTGAGCAAGTTTTAGTAAACCTAGTTCTTGTTGCAATTGTTGAGCTAACAAATTAACAGCTTCTTTACGCTGTTCTTTCGTCATCTCTAAGTCGTGTTCGGCTTCAAATTGACGTTTTGCAAAACTGTCTTTTAAAAGCTGCTCTTCCGACTTGGTGAAATCACGAAATGAATCAAGCTTAGTTTTCAATGCTTGCTGAGCTATTGCAATATCATTATCAGCACGCGCTTTTAGTTGTGCTGTGATTTCTGCCTTACGTTCAGGTGTGAAGTTAGCCTTATCAACGTCTTCCAGCTTCTTGGCAAGATCATTTCTAATCTTAGTGACTTCATTGGCAACATCGTTTTCTAGCTGAAGACGTATTTTTGCCTGTTCTTTAGCTAAGTTCGTTGTGTCTTGAAGAAGTTTGTCAAAGTCTTTGGAAGAGATATCACCAGCACTGTATCCATTAGCACCAGCCACATAGCCCATAAAGTCTTTCCAGTATTGGTTGTTGTATTTGCCAATACCCTTACCCTTTTGAACATTACCTTCACCAGCATGATAAGCACGTACAGCCTTCTCTAAATCTCCTTTAAAAAGCTTTAAGAGATATGACATGTATTTACCAGCACCTTCAGCAGACTGAGCTAAGTCATAACGGTCTTTTACACCATATTGCTTTGCTGTACCTTCAAGGAATTGGAAGCCACCTGCCGCGCCTGTGGTCTTATTGTAAGCTCTAGCATTACCTCGTGACTCAATCATATGGATTGCAGATAAGGTGCCAGCTGGTAAATTGTATTTAGACTCAATGCCAGAAAAATTATACTTCGCTGCATTAGCTTGAACTTTTGCGTTTATGCTAAGAACTTTTTGCTGTTTCTCAAGCTCGCTCGTATGTTTTCGCTCAGCAGCAGTTAGCTCATCCTTTTTTTCTTTAAGAGCATCTAAAGCTTTTTGGGCTTTAGCAATCTGGTCCATCTCCTCTTTAGTGACAATTGCAGTTGTACCAGGAGGTGCTACCGCTTGCTTAGCTTTTTGCAACTCAAGAATCTTTTTAACAGTTTCTTCACTGTAGCCAAGATTTAATAAAGCCAACTCTTCATTGGAGTTAAGAACTTCAGTGCGGAGGCTATCAAAATACCCTTTTTGTGCCTTTGAGGCTTTATCTGCGGCATTGGCATTACTATTTAACTCATCAGTATTTCCCTTTACTTGAACAGCAGCATTTTGTGCTTGGTTGCCAGCAAGCTGTACATTAACAGTAAATAATTTCAGTTTCTCCGCAGATAAATTCGCTTTTGACGAGTTCTCATCATACTGCGCGGCTTGCTTTTTAAGGTTTTCATATAGATCTGTAGGTAACTTAATTTTATTTAAGCGCTCAATGGCTTCTGTATAGCTGATAGTTCCTTTACGAGCCTCTTGAGAAATTTTTTCAACTTCCCAATTGCCACGAGCATAGTTTTCGATATCAATTAATGCAGATGCAACAGAACGTGACGATTTCTCTAATGCTTCATTTTGGGCATTGAATGCTGCCGTTAGATCATCAACTGCCTTTGTTTTATCATTGCCAGCTAATTTCTTTAATGCTTCGTCTGTCTTTTCCGCAACTCGAGCCTGTTCTTCAAGTTTTTTATTAGCTTCCGCTGTGTTGTCTCGCATTAACAAATAGCCAGCGGCTAAGCTAGCTACAGTAATGCCAATACCTACAGGTCCACCAAGTAAACCTAAAAGCCGTGATCCTATCCCTACACTTGCCGCACCAGCTGCTGCTGATCTTGATTGAGCTACAGCCAATGCTTCTTCAGCAAGTGCCAATTCTCTTGTAACTTGAGCCTCAATTTTCTTTAACTCAGCCATACGAGTTAATGTCGCTGTTCTGCCTTTTTCAGTAATTTGAGATTTAAGGCGCTGTACTTCTAGAGCTTTCTCAGCAGCTATAGCAGCCAACGTTACTTGAGTATTAGCAACAAGTGCCTGAGTGCTTATAACTTGTTGAGCTGCAGCAGCTCTTTCAGCTTGTATTGCAGTGTATTGAGCAACAGTTTGCGAAGCCAATTCCTTAGTTTTTGCTGCGACAGCAACACCAGAGGCATAAATTGCAGGAATGTAGGTACCAAGCCAATAAGCACCACCAAGCATCATTGCTGTAGTTAATGTATCTAGGTTCCCTGCGAGAGTTTGGATAGAACCGGACAATGCTTGTGCAGCCCCAGAACCTTTCCCAGACTCACCAACAAATTTAGTTAATTCATTGCTCAAAAGAGTTAAAGACTGGCTAACAGTGATGTCAGTTTTGGCAAACATTGCATCGACATCTTTTTGCACATTGTTAAGTGCTTTGACAATTTCTTGTGATGTAATCTTTCCTTCTGCTGCAACCGAACGTAATTGACCAACTGTAATACCCATACCTTGAGCGATGGCTTTTGCTAAAGCTGGCGTTTGTTCCATGACTGAGTTAAGTTCTTCGCCTCGTAGGGTTCCACTCGCAAGAGCCTGACCAAATTGGACTAATGCTGCATCCGCGGCTTGAGCACTTGCACCACTAATTGCTACAGCTTTTGATACTGTTTCAGTTAAGCGTGCTGTGTCATCCATAGTGAGATTTAATGTTTTTGCATTGTCACTAAAGCGTTGGTAAACCTGTAAAACTGAATCCCAAGCTGAATAGGTTTTTTGAGCAATTCGAAAGGTATCTTCTGTTGCCTTATTTAGCTCGACTTGGTTGTTAGTTACTAATTTGAGACGGTTCTGAAGACCTGTGTAAGTGTCCATCTTAGAAATGGCGGCACTTACAGTCACCAATCCAGCCATATATCCAGCAAGTTGACGTGTCGCAACAGATAACGCATCCATTGATTTAGTGGCAAAGTCGCCTTTACGCTCAATGCTATCCAGTTCATTGCCTAGATTACGCGCATTACGCTCTGCATTTTTAGCATCAATTACAATGACGAGACGTGATTCTTGTGCCATCTTACTTTCCTCTAGGCAATAAAAAACCCGCTTTCGCGGGTTCTTTTTAAAATGTAAAAATTACTTTTCTGGATCTGGATGATATTGGCCATCGCTACCTAGAAATAAAACTTTATTTCCAAATCCAACCACATCAGCTCCATAAGAATTTTGAGCTGTATATTCAAGTCCAATTTTAAGCAATGCACCTTCTTGCTTTACAATTGCACTTCTAGGCTTAAATGAGTAAGGATTTTTGAGACCTATCTTTTCTAAAACAGACACAAAATATATGTTCTGAGAAATGCTCTTTTTTGAAAGCGGTAAATCTATATTTGGATCCATCACTGTTATTACACTGATGTTAGATTTTCTTCCTTCTCCATCTTTGAGTTGATCAATGTATTTTGTATCTTTGTGAATTAAATCCTTTAGATTCTTTTTTCTAAGGTTCTCAGCTGCCACTTTATAAAGTTTTTTGTTTTCTTCAATTCTTTTTTCAACAACATTAGAAAACTCTTTTTCAGCTTTATTTGTTTGATAATTCTCATTGAAATTTGTGAACGTTAACGGCGAAGAAATATCTACTTTTTTAAAGTACTCATTTGAACCAAATGAAGATTTTAGAGCGGAAATTAAGTTAGATGTCTTATCTCCAATTACATAACTCTTCGATTCTTCATCTACTAAAACCACAAGAATTTCTTTATTTTTGGAATCAAATGCCACAAAACTTTTTAAATGCTGTCCAACAAATTTATTTTTATTTTGAAGAAATTCGGCTGTTAGAATTCCATTTATAAGATTATTTTCATTAATACAGCCATCTTTATCAAAATCTGTAGACTTCATTGCTCCAAATTTCATTAATTTTGAATCAAATGCTTCTTTAAAATTCGCATCATAGGCAAGTAAATTAAATCCTCTTAGTTTGCATTTATCATGATAATTAAGTGGTTGTGAAGTATTCGCTAAAGCAAAAACTGGTAAACAAAATAAACTTAATAAAATTATCTTTTTCATAAAAATACCCTCATATTTGAGAGTAATTTAACAACTGGTTAATAATGGCGCAATAAAAAACCGCTATCTCTAGCGGTTCTTTGAATGTTGCTTACTATTTTTGAGTAGTTGGCTTAGAGGTTTGCTCGCCATTAGACGCAGGTACTTTGCGAAGTACTAGAATTACTAAAATGGCTGCTAATGTTGAGAATGCAGCTGTTGCAACCCAAGGATAACCAGCATATAGCGCATATACTGCTACACATAGAATCCCTATTCCTATCAACACTCCAAATATTAAACCAAGAAGGAATAATTGAGAGTTATGTTTTTGATTCTCAATGTTTGCAGTGTTGATGCGCTTATTTTCTGCCATTTGATGGCGAGCCACTTCATGACTCATAGTCTGTTCATTCTCAACAATCTGCATTAAACGACTAGCTAGACCAGGTTGGATTTCTTCAAATGCCTTAACCAAATCAGGAGGCGGGTATGGTGAGTAGCTTTCCGCCTCTTCCACAGCAACTGATACATCATTGCCATTTTTTGTTGCGATGCCACGTTTAGTTCGACGATGTTGAGACATTAATTAGGTATTTATAATGAGTTAAGTTCAGGTTGTTTACTGCGCAAGTCACATGCGATTCTGTTGGTAGCTTTTGTCATGTTTT